GAGTATCAGCGAAAGCCTCACCTAATGTTACCATTTGTTTTTTTATGGTGCTCATGTCGGTGTCAATCATTGCACCTAATTTATCGCCTGTTGATAATCCAGTGAAAAATGCACCAATACCAAAACCTAATGCACCAAGTGTTGCGACTGCACCTAATCCTTTCATGGCAAATCCAAGACCAGCACCCACTCCAGCTCCAACACCAGCTCCAAAACCACCCGACTTATTGACAGTTTTCGATTTATCTACGGTCTTGTTTGTAACCTTTCCTCCGCCTTGGATTCCTTCTATAGCCTTGAGTAACCTACTCTCAAAAGTTTTCCTATCTCTCTTTTCTTCTAGATCATCTCCAGTCTCTTTACCTTCCTGAAATCCTCTTATTGCCTTTAGTATACCACGATTACTTTTTTCTATTGATTTAATTAAACCATTGGCGAATATGGATCGAACAGCAGAATCACGTACACGACCGGATATAATGTGTATGCCCATGTCTATGGTGCCGACTTTTTCTAGCATCTTATCAGAGGTTATTTTCTGAGATTCCAGTTGTTGTGCTATTTTTTTAAGGCTCATTTCTTATCCTTGCTGCTTGGCCCTTTGATTTTTTTCGTTGATATCATCCATCAACATTGTTAGGTAAATCTCTCTCTCCCAAGGTATCATTCCTTCCACTTCGTCCAACGAGTAGTTAAAATTATTTAACAGTTGGAAATTTACTTGATAGTAATTAGTCAAAGTGTCGTGAGAGAGATTTATCAAAAAAAATCGTCCATGCCTCTTAATGTTTTTTTATTATTATGATTGCAAGATTCACATTCGAATTCCACATCCTTTGATAAGGTTGGTATGGAAATAGCAAACTGTGATATCCTCTCGAATTGTTCTGTCGTCATAGATTCTAAGAAGTTTATAATTTCTTCTTGGGGTTCATCCTTAATAGAAACTCTTTCATCATCTGTTAGTACAGAATCCATACAACTAACGACCAGATGAAGTAAAGCTTCTGTCGCTGTGTTACTGTCCAAAAGTTCTTGGTTAGATAGAAAATCGTCATATGTAGGAAATTTCATTTTTACGACGACATCATCCGTTACGGTTACATTCTTGTCAGGCATATCACCAACAACTTCAACCTCATCCAGATCAATTTTTATTTCATTATCAGTTCCACATTCATCACACTTCATTAATATAGTAGAAACTTCACCTACAGATTTAGAACGAATTTTGGTAAACATGTAATCAACATCAAACGTCGATAGAGTTCCCTCTATTTTATCCTCAACACAAATATTAATTGTATTGACCACGGACCGCAACAAATCTCCTCTATTTTGTGATTCAAAAGCTATGAGTAAATTCTTTTGTTCCTTAACTAGGAAAGGTCGATAAATAACTTTCTGTCCCGACGAGGGTATCGTCATTTCATATGTTGGTGTTGAGTTTAACTTTGGTAATGCCATTTTATAAATCCTATATAATTTAAATTATTCCACCGGATAGACTTATTTTAGGAGAAAATAGACCTCTTTCATCTTTGATCACTCTCCAGTTTGTGTACGAAAATTGTACACTCACTTCTACTAATCCATCCGCATCATTTGATAGTTCAATACTACTTATGGTTGTCGGAAAGGCATCTATAAGTTCCACACTGTATATAGATGCACCTAACAAATCAAGATCCAAACTCAATGGACCAACATCAAAACCCACCCTCATAATAGGTTTTCTTAGTTGATGAATTTTAATTGGGGCAACATAGTCGTTTTTGTATGCGACAGTCCCCAGTCTCAAAGGATTACTATTACCACTAAGTTCCTCGGTTTTTCTTTTTTTACCTTCTATAACTTCTGTTATTTTTTCTGTGACAATATCACCTAAAGAAGTCTCTTTCGAACTTGTTGTTGAATCTGAGAGTCTTTCCTCTCCTATCATAACTCTTCTCCAAGAGTCAAAATATTTCTTTATTCCGTAATCATTCAATGCATAAAATGTCATACTGACATCGTCTACCGCAAAACCATTAACTACCTTCTCATTAAATATTCCCATTTGTCGATCTAATGTCATTATTTGTTTGCCGGGCATGGATACGTTCTTACATAGAATATTCGCATCTCTTGGGTCCAAACCTGATAGTTTTGATTTGTTAGTTATTCCTACTGATGGGGGCATTTCCACCGAATATTGGTTGGTCACAGCAATACCATTTTTGGATATTAATGTACCTTTTAGTTGTTCTATTCCAGCCATTTATTAACCCACCATCTTTTGAGAGTCGTTATATACTTTGAAGTTGTTCGCTTTACGGAAGTCTGCGGTTGGTAGAAAGGTTGCGATTTCCCACTCGGGTGCAGGCACTAGTGCGAACTGCGATTTTACCTGTTTATTCAGGTAATGTTTTACACATGGTTTATAATACTTCAACTTAGAAGAACTTTGTAAAAGAGAATATTGCGCCTTGAATCGTGTGGTGTTGTTAAATGCCTTGTTAGTAGTAATACCCATCAATCCATCCAACATCTTTGCACGTAGTATAGGCGGTAAGTAATGTAAGTTCAAACCTAGAAACCCACCTTCCGCCGGACCAATAACAACAACCAATGGGAACAGATCGTAATACGGAAGAGTATCCTTATGCTTGGGATCGTATTGGAACATGTACATACTACCCACAATCTCATTACTGGTTCTTTTCAAAGGTTCTTCTTTCATCAACGCTTCTCGGTTGATACTACGAAGGTTTTTAGCCTTCTTTTGAAACCAAGCACGAGACTCTCTGGTACGAGGAGTTATGCCCGCCTTGAACGCTTGAAGCTCTAACCTGTTGAATATATTTGACACTATATAACTCTCTTAAAATCTATAGTTCTATTTATAAGAATATTAAGATAATGTGTTATTTCTTTTTCTTCTTACGAAATGGTGATAAGGGCTTGATAGTCTTCTTGGTCTTAGGTCTCTGCGTAGATTTGGGCATGATACCCATTGCAGTCAGTTCCTTCTCGGTCCATACTTCAAAGTGCCATCCACGATCCAGACAATACTCTCTTGCAGTCTTCCACTTGGATTGATTCTTAACGTATGTTAGGCCTTCGTTCAATAATCTCTGACGTGTCTTACCACGACTACTTTCAGGTTTTTGCGTTTCTTTGAAGGGTTTTACCTCAACTACGACAATACGACCAGTGTCATATTTTATAACGAAGTCGGTGTAATACCGATGCATCCGTTTGTCGGTATCGCATATATATGGGATGATGAGTTCTTCAGATACCCATTGAACGACAGAACTATTGTTGTCGCACCACTTCATCACATGACGTTCCCACATGCTACGATACACAATATCCTCCGAATTACCAGCATACTTTTTGGGGTTGAGTGGCTTGTATCTACCTTTATATGTTTTCATCGTAAATTGTGTATAAATAGTATTATAATATTTATAACCTACAGAGAGTAGTAAAATGACTGGGACAAAGGTGTCAGGAGATGAAAAAGGAAAAAAAGAAGTAGAAGAGGTAAAAACTTCCGATGACGGCATCGTAGGGCCCCTGTCATATCCTATAGATGAGGGTTCTCAATACGGTTCCAGAGTTACTTTTCATTTGGGGGAAATTATTCCGCCCACATTAACCGGAAAAACGAGTGCTGGAGACGCTATGAAAAAAGTTAGTAATAGCGTTATGCAGAGAGGAGAAGAAGTTTTATCTGACAATGAAAATGAAAATAATATTTCAGATTTTTTTTCAAATCTTTTAGGGGATTTTAGTTCAATTTTTAAAATGTCAGAATTAAATATTTCTGAATCCTCCGATGGAAAGGTAATTCCACTGACAGGCAAGGCCATAAGCATATATCTTCCGGTTGGTTTTGCTTCGACTGATACGTTAAATTATGAAAGTCCTCAACTCGGTGTTCTGGGAGCTTCCGTACAATCAGCTATAAACAGTGGTGCCGGTTTGGGATCTGCCACAGGAAAGGGATTAATGGATCTGATAAGTTCATTCTCCACTACCGATGGGGGAGACGTTGCAGCTTTAGGAATGACAAAATTAACAAGTAAAGGTCCAACAGAAATTGGTTTAGGTGCTACTGCAGCTCTAAGAGTTACTGCTGACCCAAATATTAGAACATTGTTTAAGGGTGTTGGAG